AATCGCCAGAGATACCGCCGGGAAACACCAGACGCGCCCCAAGTGGAGCCGCCGTCTGCGCTGAACGATATACGCACGTTTACCGCGCCACCGAAAATGTGTGTCAGGCAAAGCTGGGAAGATGAACAGGATGGGGTCATCGGACAGAGGCTCATACACAGACGTAACCGCCACCCAAGCAGACCCATTCCAATACTGCACCGTTACCGATGACCCGTTGGAACCCAACGTATGGGCCGCAAGAAACGCACACGCCACGGATACGGGCGATGCCAGCGTAACAGCCGCGTTCGCCGGTACAGCAGTGGGACGCCAAAACGTGGATGTACGGGGGTCAATCAGGTTGACGCCTTCCGCCCCGGTTGCCTGCGTTGAAACCGTGAACGTGCCTTCGGTCAGCACGTTACGGAATACCACCATGGGAAGTTTATTCTGTTCATCGTAGGCCGCGTTTCCGGCAGAAATAACAGTCGGCATTCGTTAAACAAACCTCTCGATGATGACGCCGTTTTTGCTTTCGGCTTGCAGGCTTTTGACAATCTCATTGATGACCCCGACAGGCAAGAACCCCGCCCCGTTGGTATCCACGATCACCCGCGTAGGCGTTGACGATGCCCCGCCACCAGAAGCCCCGGCAGCGGACACGCCGCCACCGCCAGACCCACCACCCCCGCCGCCACCGCGCTTGATGGCATTGACAAACCCGAAGCCAGCGGCCAGCACCTTTGCCACGGCAGCAAACTTGGCAAAGAACGAAAGCGACGGATCGGCAAGGGTCTGCGAAGCAGCGGTGTATGTGTTGATAAGCGCCGACGCTGCCGCGAATGTCTTTTGCACACTCAGCAGCTTTTCATACCCGCCGCCCGCCAGAGTGTTCAACTCGCCAAACAGCGCCGCCGCATTGTCAAGCGTAAATTGCCCCGATTGGTCCTGAATACCTTTCAGGCGTTCGCGGTATTCCTTTTCAAGTGCAAGCATCGCCTCATCGTGAGCGGCTTTGCCCATGAGTTCCATGGATCGCCGGTCATTCAGTAGCGCTTGGCTTTCGGCATACCATGCATCAACGGTTTCCCGTTCCGTGCGCAGGCTTTCGATAAGCGCCTCAAGGTTTGCGGCGTACGGGTCAGTCTCAGCGCCACCGCCCCCACCACCGCCACCAGACCCCCCGCCACCACCGCGCCCACCCCTAGGCGGTGCAACAGGTTCATCCGGCGCGGCCATGCGAGTATCGCCGTACAGTTGATAAGCGCCAATGATCTTGGCGTTATCAACGTAGTATTGCGCGGCAGACATTTCATCAATCATCGCCCGCGTGTTGCTAAGAATAGCCTGCACGCTTTTCAGCAGCGATTCCGCAGGCGATAGCGCGTCAGAAAACACGGTAGATATTTTGGTGGACTGAATATCGCTCAGAATGGTTTTGAGCGTATTAGTAACCTTGTTCAAGGATGTTTGTTCATCCTTGGATCGCTCAATTTGAGCGGTTACCTGCTTTTCAAGCCCCAACTCCGTAGCAATCAGGGAAAGCTGTTTCTGCACTTCCGTGGTAAGCACACCGCGCAACCGCAGCTTTTCCGTAGTCGCCTCTAGCGAACCAAGGATTTCTTCGCGCGTATTGCCTTCAATCTCGTTGATGGCCTGCAACACAAACCGCGCCTCATTCAGGCTGTCAAGCCCGAGATAGCTAAACGGATCGACGCTAGCGCCAAGCTGCGCGTTGATGCTGGCATCGTACAGAAACCCGCTGATGGCCTGCGCCAATCCGCTTGCTTCCGTCATCTTGCGCAAGGCTTCTTCAAGCGCTATCGCCTGCACGTTGTTGACAACGGCAAGGATGTTCTCAAACTCTGCCCGAATGGCAACAGCTTGAACCTGCATCCCCGTCAGTTTGTCATCAAAGTTATAGGCTTCAACGCTGGCTAGCGTCTCATTCAGACCGCCAAGCGCATCATCAAAATCCTCAGCCTCAACCTTGGCCTGCATCAGAAATGGCACGATAGCCGCAGTAACCGCGACCGCAGTACCCATCAACGAGCCGTACAGGGCCAGCTTGCCGGTAAAGCCAAACGCCCCCAGCAACTGCGGCAACTGCTGCGCTAGGGCTGTAGTGGCCGACTGCCCCGATGCAACCTGCACCGCGAAATCCTGCACCTGAAAGCTGGCGTTGGTCGCAGCCTGACCATACTTCGCCATGCTGGTACCGCCAGCGCCCATGATGCCCGGCGTACGCTGCGTAATCGCGTTGCCAGCTATCATGCTGGCATTCAGACGGTCCTTGGCGGCTTGGGCTTGCTTGGCGCTAATGGCGAACGTGGCTTGCGCGCGGTTGATTTCCTCTAGCGCAGCCTCATAGCGTTTCGTCTCGGCATACAGCGGAATGTACTTCGCCCGCAGCCGTTCCAGTTCGTCAGCGTTCTCTTTGGCGTAGTTTGCAGCCGACGTAAACTTGCCATTCAGATCACGAATGGCCCCGTCATATTCCTTGGTAGGTTTCTGCATGTCCAGCAAGGCCGCATTGACTTTGCGGTAACTTGCCTCCATACGGTCTGCGGATTTGTCGGCCTTGTCACTCGCAACGACAAGGCGTTCAAGATCGGCCTGGCCTTTCTTGGCTTCGCTGGTATCAATGCCGTAGCCAAGTGTTGCAATGGTCATGCCGTCAATCCGCCTTTACCTATCGTCCGCCTTTAACCCTGGATGCCGCGCGCTTTTCCTGTTCCATCCGGCGACTTGTGTTAAATGCGATTTCAGCCGAAAGCGTCTTTCGAAACATGGCATCCATTGCAAGGATTATACCGCAATCCTGTGGGGTCAGCACATCGCCGCTATACTCCAGATACCCAAACACATCGGCGGGCTTTATCGGGTCTTCATGGTCACGCATGAATTCACGGATGGACCAAAACGCCGAAACCAACCACATGTTGTCTTGGCTGATCTTCACAGCCTCATTCATGTGATTAGCGCCGCCAGCCTTGTTGCGTTCCCGCCGTGTTACGCCTTGATGATCCGGCGTATCATACCGGATCATCACACGGATATATTCAACACATTCGAGCTTTACGCCTTCGTAAAATTTACGATGCTATCGCGCGCCTCCTCAACCTGATCCTTGACCCAAGGCAGAGCAAGAAACCGCTTGACATTTTCCGGCGTAAATGCAGGCTCACCCTCGCCGGAGTCAATTTCTTCGCCGTTCCATTCCCATCCGACGATACACGCGGCCAGTTCTTCCGTGCTGTTGTTCAACACTGTCTGTGCCACATACTCAGGCTGGGCATCCTCACCCTTGGCGCGGAACATGGCCGCACGGGCCAGATGCAAAGCCCGCACGTCACGCGCGGCAGCACACACGCTGGATTTCAGATCGTAAAAGATGCCAAGCGGTTTACGGTCCTTCGGCTTTTCAGCCGGGGATTTCAGTTCAAACCGCATGACGCGTTCGTAATCAATCAGATTGCCGATTGCCATTATTCTTGCCCTCCAAGGCTAAATCAGATCAGTTCCGGCGGGGCTTCAACTTGACGCTGATTGAACCCGATGGCGTAAACGCGATTGGGGAAGTCCTCGGACGCGCCGCCAGTGTTGACCGGTCCGCTGATGATGCCGCGCTGATACCGGATCGTGTTGGTGTAGAGCGCAGACGGCGCATCGGCCAGTTCGTACTTGAACGCGTAGTTGGTGTTGCGCGTCAGGGCAGCGGCATTGAGCGCAATCTGCCCCGTGTCCGCAGGAAGATAACCCACTTCAAGATCACCGCCGCCCGCGTCCTCATCGCCATGGTATTTTTGGATAGGACCGTTTGCTAGGAACGACTGCGATACGATGTTGACGTTGGAACCCATATCCGGTACGGAAACGACGTTTGCGACCTCTACAAAGGTCAGCGCCTCAAACGCCGCAAGGTTAAGGTTGGCAGGTTGCGGGGTAGTGCAAATGTAGAATTTGCCACCTTTGTTAGGGACGCCCATAGGGAAACCTCATTGATAAATTCGACTGTTGACACTATGGCGAAGCTATGGTATTTGGGCAAATCGGCCCTACAACACAGAGGAATGGGATATGCATAGCTACAGAGTAGGCGACAAGGTGCGGGTGGCTAAGTCGCCCTATGAAAGTGTTCCTGTTGGTAGTGAGTTCAACATTTTTAGATTAAATGGGTTGTTGGTATTTGATGCCCAAGGTATGGGATACTACCAAAATGAAGTCGAGTTTATCCAACCCGCAGAACGCACCGCCAGCACGATGGATGATGACGCTGGTATTTCGCGCTTTGTTGTCCAAAGTGAAATGTCGCCCGCTTGGAAAGCCTATAGCAGCATTATTGATGCGCTGGCCGCAGCAGTCGAATTGGCGCTAGAGAACGCCGAGTATTCCAAGGCCATCAAATACACCGACCTCATGCATGATTTGGAAGCCAAGCGTTAACGCCCTTCCCACTGCACGGATACGGGATACCGGCTAAACGCGCCATCACGATACGCAACGCCCAGAATATGCGGTTCCTTGGATACTTGGAGCCGCATATTTTCGTATGTCATCACTAACCCCTCTGGAAACTCAGCCGCGAACCCTGCCGCGTATTGCAGCCCCTGCGGATACGTCCAGCCGTCAATCGGAACCATTACGCCGATCTCCAAAGACCCCCGGTAATAGTTGCCAGCCCCGTTGCCGATGTACTGGCGTTCCGGTTCCTGCCGCAAGTCCTGCACGATGATGTAAGGCGCGGTCACGTCTGGCGTAATCGCCGCATCCAAATTGTAATGGATGGTATATCCCGTGATCGTGTCCAGATGCGATTTCAGCGCCGCCCAGATTTTCGCTTGCTTGTCAACCGGCATTTATAGCCCCCTGTAAAGTTGTGTAGCCGCAGCTCGGCATATAGCAGGCCACCTGTCACCCGTGCGCTTGATCCAAAACCGCCCCGCTTGGTTGTATTGCCGCCCCAAGCTATCAATGCCGGTGAACCCGTATTCCAACCTCATGGCATAAGGCGCGCGATACACGAAATACACCTGGTCGCCAAGATACAGCCCATCAATGACATTGTTGGCCGCTGTTTCGTTTCCGGCTGACCCATATTCCTGATACGGCCCAGCCTTGATATTCGGCCCACTGCCAAGATCGGCTGCACTTGTCAGCAGCGATGCGCGCAGGTTCCCCGTGTCGATTGGCGTATTGGCCAGCAGTTCGGCGCGGAAATTCTTGGATGCCAGATGCAGAGTGGCAACCGCAGCTTCTTCCGTCTCGCGCGCCCACTTGCGCACCGATCCGGATAACCGCCGCCTTGTGCCAGCGTTGCCGTTTATCCGCGCCATTTAGGATCTACCTTGTAGTCTGCGCGGCAGTAACAATTGATGATCTGACTTGCCCCAGCACCCAAGCTGGTATCCATGGGGTGCCGCATGTTGGTCCCATCGGGCAGCACAAACGGCGCTTGCAGGCCCCGCACCTGATCCCCGTTCATACTGACATGCTGCACCCTGTCGCGCTTCCCACGTCCTGTATGCACCCACGTACGCACAATGGCGCTTTCCGGCATCCCTGTGCGTTCGATGCCCTGTTCCCATGCCTCACGCTTGCCATTCTCGACGGCCCGCGCCGTTTCCGTGCGCCCGATGGTCAAGCCGCGTGACAGCATCAGCTTGTTTGCATACCGCCCCACATAGGCGTCAATCTGCGCCTCAGTCAGCGGTTGCCCCGTGTTCAACGCCTTCACAAAACCCTTGTCTTGCAGAGACATGCCAAGAGCCTTGTCGTACTGCCCATAGCGCAGGTAGGTCCGCATATTGCGCACCCATTCCTCTTGCTGTTTGGACAGCCCCACTATGCCGCCCTCACGCGCGCCTGTGGCCTTGTTGATCCGCCCCACCAAGTCCAGCGCCAGTGCGTTAGGCTTGCGTCCGTAAGCATAGCCATCCGCAATGGCCTGCCGCACAGCTTCCTTGGTATCCTCTGCGACGTTGGTAATCAGGTCTGCCGCCAACCCGCGCGCGTAGGCTTCCGCACGGGGGCTTGCTGCGTTCCAACGTACCACAACCGCCTTTCCGTTGACATCACGCCAGCGGGTGCCCTGTACGGTCGCAGCGCCGCTATCGCCATAAACCCGCACCAGTTCGGCACGCACGTTGTTGAATGCTGCGTTATCAATATTCAGGGCGCGTATTGCGTCCTCAATCCCGCCATAGGCCAGCACCTCACGCAGTAATCGCATGTCGGCGCGATTGGTCAAGTCCTTTACCGCCAGCCGAAAAGCCTTGGCAACGCGCGGTGGCGCGTCACGCAAGAGCTTGTCGATCTTGGCGCTAAGAATGGTCATTGCTTACACGACAACCCGCACTTCACCAGTGGCCGTCTTGTATTCCACCCCCACCGTAAGCCCGCCCGACAGCGCCGCTGCGTTGTCGGCATAGGTTGGCAACGTGCGCTTGTTCATGGAATTCCACACTCCATTTTCCCGCACGTTAAGCCGACCTTCGCTGATGTTGTAGATCACCAATCCGTCAGCAGGGCTAGCAATAGCGTTGCGCGCCGTGGTTGACATGCGAGGCGGAAGGAAGCCCCGCGTTGTGCTGGTCATGTCCAGCAGGGCGGATGCGGCTGGAGTGGTCGTGCCGATCCCGAATGCCCCCGTCTGGTCAAACGTGGCTGTTGCAGCCCCGTTGATACGGAACGTGTGGAACAAGCTGCCGCCAGTGGGCGCGGCGTCGGTGGCCGTGCTGGCGTCATAGAAAACGCCCTTGGCATTCGCAACAGGGCTGATCGTGTCGAACAGCACACCGCCCGAGTTATAGATAATCTCCATGTATTGCGTGTCAGGGATGCCGTAGTCATACACGCCCGGCGCTGTGACATGGCTGCGGGAAATACGCATCTTATCGCCAACCTGCATGGGCGCGCGGGGGATAGCCCCGTTGAAGCCGACACCCGTTGCAGTCACACGCCGCACGTTGGGGTTGCTCAGGCTGGTATCGCTACCGTCAATCCCAGTATAGATATCGTACGGGTATGCATTGTTCAGATTATTGTCGTAAATCTTCGCGGTGCCCGGCAAATCAACAATGCATTTGTTGTTGGCAACCGTAGTGCCCACTCCGGTGATGCCCTGCTCACGAATGCGAATGGTATTGCCATGGACTACGTTATTTGCAGCCGTATAGAAAACACCATCATCGCCCAATGCGGAAACAATATAAATGCCGGTCGTACCACCAGTAGCGGTATCGTTGAAGTCAACGTAGTTGTCAGCAGTGATCGAATTGGACACGCCGCGCAAGTTGATTGCAGGGTTTCCAATCTCGGTACTGAAACCATAGATTTGGTTGCCAATAATCTGCACAGATGTTTTGGCATGCGTAAAACGAATGTCAAACACAGAGTTATGGCAATTGTTAGCAATGTTGTTGGAGATGATAATCTTTTCAGCAGACTTGAAATTGGTTTGCCCGCCGCCGTTGATAACGCCCTTACCGCAATTGACAAAAATGTTTCCGTCAACAGTAGCCGTGCGCAGATCGCGCGACAACCGTACAGCGCCAGCTTCGCACTGTTCAAAGTGGCAGTTGGTCACGATAAGATCGTTTGCAATCAGCGACGATACGTCAGCCGGGCCACCCGTAGCATAAATGCCGTGATCGTTCCAGCCTTTGAAGCTGCAACTATCCACAACGAGGTTACGGCAATACTCAGGCACAAGCCCGCTATCACCGAATCCAGACTGGCCATCCTCACCAGAATAGAACCGAAGGCGTTGCACCGTGCTGTTATCAGTAAGTCGCAGACAGAACCCACTGCCCGAACCTTCGCCAAGAATTACGCTGCGCAGCGTGGCGTCAATAGTGCCAGTGTTGAACCCATCCACGCTAACCGGGTATCGGTTGGTTGTATCGCTGCGAAGTCGGAAAACTATGGAAGTGATAAAATCAGGGCTATCAGACCCCTTGATGGTGCCTTTGATCGACAAGGACATGGGTGCCGTAATCGTGGCGTCCAGCAAATCAACGAGATACGTCTCACCATAGCTGAATTCAAAGCTGCCATGCCCAGCCTCTAGCGCAGTCTTACATGCTGCTGTCTGCGCTTCGCTGCTGGATGCGCTGGACCAGCCGTAGTGTTCCGGCGTGGCGGTGCCATCAGGCGCGCCCTTGATACCGTTAGCGCTCTCGATAGCCGTGGCCGATGCATCCCGCACGTACGGCAGGGCACGCCCATTGTACATGACAGCCCACCGCATCAGGGGCGCTGGCACAATGGCATCCTCGAACGCCGCCCGGCTGGCGTAGGTCACAACATCAACCGGCATCATATCCACAACCCAATCGGGCGCATCTGTGCCGCCGTCAGCCCCTTGCACGATGTAGCGCCCAGGTGCAGCATAGAACCGCACAAACCCATCAAGCCCGCCATCAAACGGGTTGGGAAGCGGGCTAGCGCCATCCGCATCGGAATAGATTTCAGCTAGCGAATTGTCCGACTGAATGCGCACGGTGATAGTGGGGTTGATGACGGGCTGGCCCTCATCGTTCTGGACAGTAGCCTGCCAAGGGGTAAGCGCCATTTATACAATCTCCGCGATCATGGTTTCAGGGCTGCGGAACAATCCCGCAAGAATGGTTTGGGGCTTGCCGACAGATGCAGTCGCCCGGCATTCGTAATAGTTGAGGTTGTTCACAAGCGCCATGCTATCCGCCTCGGTAATCTCAAAGTAGAATTGCCGGTTATTGGTGCTAATCATGATGTTTCCATCGCTAAGCGATTTGTCAATTCTGACAGTGCCGCCGAAGCTATCAGCCACGACAAACCGTATTTCCTCAAATCCGTCAACATCAACAAAGTCGCCATTGCGGTCACGCACGGTAACGAGGATCAGCCGGTAATCAGCGCGCGGTACGAAAAACACAAACGACGCAATATAATCTTCCATGTCTGTACTGCTTCCATCCGCGCAAGGGTTTACCCAAACTGCATTGGCCTCGATTGTTACGTCATAGACAACGCCAGCACAAATTAACGGCTTGCTTGGTGCCGTGCTGATTTGTGGTCCGCCTTGTGTAAAAAAGATTGCCATTACTTCTTGACCTTCGAAATACGCCCCTGCAACCTGCGCACCATGGCAACAAGCGCGGGATCATTCACGTATTCTGTAGATACCGTATGCATCACCTGGACGCCCGGCTTGGCATCCCTAGCCTGCGCCAGTTCGGCCACCAGAGCGTCAATGCGCGCAGCCTGCACAGGGCAGGGGGTTTCAACCTTGACTTGCTTTGGCGCGCGGCGATTGATCCGCTTAATCTCCGCGCGCAACTCGGCATTCTCAGCCTCAAGCACGGCAACACGATCCACCGCTGCCGCATCAACTACGGAAACGTATTCGGTGGATGCCGTATGCACCACTTGCGGTGGCTTGGACCGTTCCTCTGCCAATGCGGCTTGCAGCTTGGCAACCTTTGCCTGTAGGGTGTTGATATCGGCTTGCAGTTGCGATACGCTCATTTCATTTCCTCACAATCAGCCGATAAGCTGCGATCAAGCCAGCGCCGGGAATGGCATCAACGCGCATGACAGATGCGTTTACATCATCCACAACCACCACATCACCGACACGGGGCAGCACCTCGGGGACCTTGATAAGCACCTGCAAATCCGTGTTGCGGATGATGTCACCATCAACAAATTCCTGCGACACGCCCCGCACGACAGCGTTAAGCGTTTCCGTGGCGCGCGTTACCGTAGGCGGATCAAATGGCCCTGCGCCCGCCGTGCTGGTCGATCTGGACATGGTGACAGTGCCTTGCGCGTACTTGGTCAGCAGCCGGTCAGCATTGGCCCTTGCGCGCTCGTACAGCCCCATTACACCACCATCGCGGCGGGATAGCTGGACGTGCGTTTAAGGAACGGTTTCAGCAGCGCCTCAATCACGCTAAAGCGCGGAGTGGCATCATAGAGTGCATCGGAACCATCCATAGCGCCCTGATACGATACCTCGATCACATCCACCTTTTCCCGCGTCACCCGGCCAGACGCAGAAGCCGACACGTACAGCGCGGCGGGGTCATTGGCATAGATGATGCCAGCCTCATAAGACGCATGTTCCACGCGTAACGGCACGTCATCAACGCCGGTAATGCCAGTGCGGGGCCATGCAGCGTCATAGCTTGCAGCCGTGCCGATGAACCGTTCCCAATACGTGCCGTCAATATAGATAGACCCGCGATCACGGGCCAGCGCTGGAATGGTGCCAACAGGGACCGTCTGGCCCGTGCTGGCAAGGTAAGCCGTAAATCCTGCGTCTGTGCCGTATGCCATGGCGTATCCCCTTGTTTCGCGGATTGTACCGCACAAGCCCGCTAACGGCAAAGCGGCGCTAGCGGGCTACAGCAGCGCCACCAAGCTACAGCCATAGCTGGAGCTACGGGGCGCGTTCTTCCCAACGGGCGTGCATGACGCCAACGGCAGCATCCCCGCCAGACGCGGCAATGACGAAATAGTACGTGCCCGGCGCTATGCCGCGTTCGTCGCTGGTTGCCACGCCGACATTGCCCGCAAAGTTGCTATTGCCACCCGTCTTTGCCATCAGCACGTCAATGACAGTACCGCCGGTATGTGTGCCGCCCGCAGTCAACACGGTTGTAGATGCAACGTTTGGCGAAATGGTCATAAGGTTGCGATTGATGACAGGCATCGTTTCCGAGAATGTCCCGCCCGCCGTGCCGCCAATACGGGTTTCCATGTCAATCTGTCCGCCGATCAAATCAATAGACAGGCCGAACAAAACAACATCCCGAGTGGTGACGGCACGGATGACCAGCGACTGACCAGACGCAATATCCAGCCTGCGGAACGTGCGGTATTCCCGCCCGGCAAAGAACCCTGTCTGCCCGACGTCAACACGCAAGCGCGCATTGGGGCCGTTGCTATCGGTCATCAGCACCAGCGGGGGATATGCTACCACCACACCTGTAGCGTCGGTATGCCCATTGTGGCGCGTGTAACGGAATTCGTCATTTTCAGGTGTGATAGCCATGGCGATACGTCCTATCTATGAAAAAAAGCGGCCCCATGACAGGACCGCCCGTTGTTAACCTCATCACCTCGTTATCAGGTGCGGGTGCCTTTGCGCAGCACTTCAGGGCGCTTGCACATAAACAGCGGGAAGGCGTAAACCTCGCCCTGCGTCCAGAAGCCGCGATCACGATCAAGGAAGTTGATGGCGTAGGAACGCTGGCCCGGAGTGCCGACGTATTCCATCTTTTCATCAAACGGGGCCATGACGTGCGAGTAGATGCCCGGCGCGTTCATCGGGAAGAACAGAGCCTCGTTCGTGTCAACAGCAACAGTCGAGTTGTCATCCGTGCCGCGATAGTTGTGCCACGTCACACCGCCGTAGGTGAACGCACCGAATGCAGCCTGGTCGCGCAGGTCAGCAGCAGCAGCCCAATTCAGGTAGGTCTGACGCACCTGCGGATGGACGATCAGCGCATCATAGAACGCATCACCGGCCAGAGCATGCACGTTAGCGCCGTTGCCCATAGCACCCTTGCTGGACCGCGCCATGCTGCGTGCAAGCTGGCGTGCGATGCCTGCAACGTCGGTCGTATCCACATCCAGCTCAAACGACACGTCCGCAGCGGGGGTGATGTCAAATTCGGTGAAGTAGTTGTAGATCGTATCGCCGTTGGCATCCAGCAGGATACCTTGCAGAGCGCCCAGACGCATGTTCTCAAAAGTCAGTTCAAGATCACTGTTCACACGGGCCAGACGGCGCATATATTCGCGCTGCACAGCTTCCTGTTCGGTGTCAGTGCCAAACGCGCGCATGCCAGCAACTTCGGTGGCATACAGGCGAAAGTTCTTGGCCAGACGCGGCACCTTGAACGGGCGGGCTTTGCGTTCGTCGCGTTCCAGAACGTCAGGCGGGGCACCGCGCGGCGTCGTGGGAATGAGGTTGATTTCCCCATCGCGTTCATCAATCCAGATGCTCGATTGGGTAACCGGCTCCGGAGTGAAGATATTCAGCCCACCCAGAAAGCCGGGGTTATAGGGCATCCGATCAATCGCCGCCGAAAGCTCGATCAGCGAAAACGGATCAGTGTTAAAGACGTCCATACCAGCCATTACACGGCCCCCTTATCGAACGATGATGCCGCGCGCGGCAAGTTGCGCGTTGGCGTTGAGAATTTGCGCACTGGTAGCGCCTGCCGGGTAGGTCAGGTGTGCGCCGATGACTTCGGACTTGCGCGCCGTAACCGTGCGGTCAACAGTGCCCGTGCCGCCTTCAAACAGGACGCCAGCGGCGATCTGCGAACCATCGGTTGCCGACAGCGACAGCGGGGCATACGACTTGCCGGTGATCGACACGGTAACGTTGAACCCGTCGCCCGCAACCATCGGAGTACCACCAGCCGTGATGGTGAAGTTGATGGGGCCAGTGAAAGCCACGCCAGTAGCGCCGTTGCCGATGCTATCGCCCGAGGGGTCACGCACATAGAACGTGGTCGCGGTAACGAACTCCACCACATACACGCCAGCTTCAGCGCCGCTGTTGACGGTTACAGCGCTGGACGTGGCGTTGCCGGTGTTGCCAGCCTGCGCAGCGGCAACAGCCGTGCCGGTGACGATAGCGCCCAGCACGGTGCCAGCCACAACATCAGTGCCGCCAAGCGCAACAGACGCTTCATCGCGGCTGTAGTAGATATCTTCGCTCAGCAGGTATTCCGCAGTACGGATGCCCATAGTGATAGCGGCCATTACATATCGTCCTTCTTGTTACCGGGGATGAACTTATCCCAAGCAGAGCCGGGCTTCTTCATCGGTTTCTTGTCGGCCAGAGCGGTCCGCAGCGGGCTGGTAGCAGGCGCGGCGTCCAGCAAGTCATAGGCCGCTGCGATGTAGTCTTTCGACTTGTCCTTGACGAACTCAGCGCCCTTGGCATCCATCACGGCTTGCAGCTTGACGGCATGCGCGGCACGATCAGCCACCAGCGCGTCAAGGTCAGCATCGCTCAGCACCTTGGACAGTGCGACGTCACGCGCGGCTTCGGCGGTGGCAGTGGCCTTTGCGGCATCCGCAAGCGCGCGGGTATGGTCCGCAATCATCTTGGTCAGTTTGTCAGCGTCGGACGCAGCTACCGTAAGGCTAGCGTCCCCGATGACCACAGTTTTCATATCCATCTGGATGTCCTTTGTGGTTACAGGGCTTGCGCCCCAATTATCCGCATCACCGATACGGGCTGCATAACCGGCACGGCCACGCGGCACTAGCGCGAGGTGGTTATACCGGAAATTCTTCATGTCAAAGTCATAGTCGGCACCAGGTGGCGCATCAACCAATAACGCCTCGTAACCAAGGCTGATTTCCTTATGCGTGGTTCGGGCTTTCTTGATGCCGTCCGCGTCTTTCAACATCAGCGATACGGCAATCATTTCACCGTCACGCAATACGTTTTCGCCCACCTCTCCGACAGCAAGCTCTTTCCAATTGTCAGCCGTCACAACCTCGCGCGGATGGTCAATCGTAATGGGGGCATGCACCAGAGTTTTAAACGCGTCCTTATTGAACACCTCCGATGCATCCCGGTTAACTCGTACCGTACCCGCGCCAAGCATACCCAATTCGGCGCGGTCGTAAACTTGAATGCCCGTCCGCGCTACACGGGCAAGCGTGACTAGATACCCTTCTGCGGTATCCCTCAATTCCCCGATAGATGCGCGGTCAGTGAATTTGTGTGTCATGCCTGCAATGTATCCTCTGCATCATCTTCGGGCAAATCAGCGCCGCTTTCATCTGGCGTATCAGCAGGCTCAATCAACCCAGCGTCAAAGTCATCCTGCGATTGGTCAAGCCCCGGCATTGCACCAGCTTCTGTCAGCGCGTTAATCACGGGGCGATTGAGGGTTGCCGCGTTGACAATGCCGCCATCCGAAAGAACCTTTGCCGTATCCGCAATGATCTTGCCAATTTCTGCGCGTTCCTTGTCGGTTACCTGGTGCAGCGATGCCCAACGGTAATGCACATCCTCGGGACGCGCACCTAAAGCCGTCCAGATGATGCACTCATCAAACAGGGCCAGCGTGGGGCGAATACGCGTGTCTTGCAGCGTCTGGATGTTTTCGTAATGAGTGGATAGCTCCAGATTGCCAGTACTGCCCAGCCCGCCGCTTGACTTGCCGAACAGCATGGTAACAGGCGAACCCCAAGCCATTGCGACGTGCTGTTGCATCCGGTCGATAATGTCGGGCAACGTGGCAAACGACAGCTGCTTTTGCTGAAATTCCTCATTGTCCTTGTCAATAACCGCAGTGCCGTGAACGCCCTTCATCAGATTGAACAGGGCATAGCGCGCCTGAATTGCCCGCTCCAATTCCGGGTCTTGCACATCCTGCATCAAACCGGATACCGACAGGACGTCAACCTTAGCTTCAAACGTCATGCTCTGGATGTTCTGCATGGTATTGTCGTAATACTTGGCAGGGGTCAGCGTGTAATCAAGAATGGACCGGCCTTCGCGGCTAATCGGATCTTCATAACCTTTCCAGACTGCAACGCGGGACGGGTGGATATTCAAAACCCCGCGCGACGTGGTATTCAGCGTGTAGTAGCGCGGCAATTGGTAATTGGGGCTGATAGGGTCAACCTCAATCTCACCCCATCCCAATTCGCTCTTGCTCATGACGATAAAGTACTGTATTTCGCCCTGACCAGGCACAAGCTGCGTTTCGGGCGGCATGCCATCGTCAATGACGAGATACGCCTCGCCCAAAAGGTTTCCCTTCCACATCCATTCCTCAACCTTGGCGCGGTAGCCGTGCAGCTTTTCCACATCCTCAATATCGGTGATCTGGTCAGCGTCGGCTTGCCAGTCCCTCCATTTGCGGGTGGCATCTTCTGGAATGGCGCGGATCAGCCGTTGCACAATCGCACTGGTGCGGTATGCTGCAAGGTACTCCTGCTGATTGAAAACGGCAGGCATAGTATAGGTTGTAAGCGTAGACTTGGGCGCGGGAATACCTGCTACGGTCGAAGTCAGGCTGTCCTTGACTACGCTGCGGCGTGCTGGTGTGGGTTGTTTAGCCATGATGCGCCCTTTGCTTTGCGGGGATTATGTGGCGACATGCTTCTATCGTCAAACTGCCCCCCAATTGAATTTGGCGCGCTTCATGATTGGCTGCAAGGCATAGCGTAGCGCGTCAATATAGTGGTTATGTGCATCAACGAGGTCTGGCATGACGTCACCGGACATTTTATCCACCTTGTAACTGTACAGGCGGAATTCGTTGATTGTCTCTTTGCAGCGCGGATGGATTTTAACGCGGCGGAATGACTTGATGAATTCCACGCCATCCTCAACGCTGTTCTTTCCTTTTTCAACAGGTACGGACTTTGCAAGCCCATGGCGCTTTAGATAGCTGATGCTTTCGGGACGGGCGTTATCCCATCGGGCCGCATACCTGGCAAACTCGGGAATTGCCCCTGTGATGAACGGCGCGGTATCGTCCAGCTCCAGACCCGTCTTGCCCGCCTCATATTCGATATACAGGCAATTGTCATTGATCCAGCATTTGACAGCCGCAGTCGGGTCTTGGCTGAACCCGAAGTCGCCGCCCTGATATGGGCCATCCCATTTAGGCTGGGGCGTGAATTCTTCAATATCGTATTTGCCAGCAAAGACGGTGGCCTTGCTATTGGTGAGGTATGCGCCATCCCACACATGCGCGTATGTAGCTGGGTCAAGGTTGCGCTGATCGTCACGGCGCAGGCTATCAAGGTGAGCAGGGAAGAACGGGTTATCGCTGTAGTTCATCTCAGCGAATATGGCGTCCTTGGGTGCGTTCTTGCGAAACCGCGTATCAACGGGGCTGCCATCAACACGGGGGTTCCACAGCGGCCACACCTCGGCGTTGGCGGTACGAAACACGGTTGGCAGCAGGGCAAGCCATGACGCCTCCGGGATATCCTCAGCTTCCTCTACGATGGTTAGGTCAATCTGCGCCATTGACTTGATAGACGCCATGGAGTTGCGCAGGCCACGAAAGAAGAACTCGGAGCCTGTCGCCGTGCACCGGATGTATTCCACCCCTACATCGTAGTTGGCCTCGAGCCACGGGATTGACGAAATGGCATTGCGCAATTCCGCGTGGAAACTTTCCCGGATTGACGCCTGAAATTCACGGGTGCACAAAATACGCATGGGGTACACAGCGGCCCACACAGCCGCCATGAGTGCGAAGTTGTACGACTTGCCAGAACCCCGCCCGCCATATGCGCCACGAAAGCGAACAGCCCCGCGTGGGGGCGTGAACACTTCCACCAGCTTGGGCGGCAGGATGATCTGGCTGGTCAATTGTCTTTGGGTGCAGATGCGGCGCTGATCTGGATCACGGACGGAATGCGCGCCGATCCATCGCTGGACGTGTTATCCACCGGCTGCACTGGTGCGCCAAACGCCCGGTCTTGGGCATTCTTGATAAGTGCGTTAACTTCCTTGGTAAGTAAGGCCAGCTTTTCCAAATCTCCATCGGTAGCCACAACGGCATTATGCAGGGCATCAACAAAGATACCCTGCACGATTGCAGCTTTTTCCGCCGCAGCAACTTCTGCCTTTCGATGCGCAGAAGTCTTTCCGCCGGGATTACCCGACTGACCTGGCTTGTATGGAATAAGGTTTTTCGTATCCCTAGGCATACTCTGCTTTCAAAGATTGTTCCTCTAGCTTTCCGCAGGATACGCGTTTAATGGGAAATCGGCAAATATGGGGGCATTTAAAGCCCCAATTCACCCATGACGTCATCAAGGCTCATGTAATCATTCTGGATGAACGCATGCGGCCAGATGAAGTTGGCTCGGTGCAGGGCGTGATATACCACCTTTGCGGATTGTTCGGCATCCTGCATGGTTGGATAGTTGCTGCCAGCATCGATCATCTGGTTTCCGTTGTACACTTCATAGCTGAATGTGCCTGTCTTCTTGTTCACTCCAATGGTCATTGCCATTTATTTTCTCCCTATCAAACTTCACGAACCTGCATCAGCGCCACATTGGCCGAGCGGGATGCATCGAATGCAACGCGGGCTTCTTCCATGCTTGTGGCGCGGATGGTGATGCTGCCGGTTTTGCGGGCACGGTTAGCGCGGATCGTGAAGATGTAGGTATTCATTGTGCTGTTCCTTGCTGTGTATCCCTACCATGCTTTATTCAGAACGGCCCGTCAACTACAAAATGCATACGGTCATGTCTCACCCGTCCTCGACTGCTGACCAACCCAACGGGGCGATGTGTAGCATGTTCCCGGATTGGTATGCAAGGCTTTCCGCGATCAGTTCCGACACGACGGCTTTGCAGTTTCCCATGCTGACCAGCCCGAAGGCTGCGACGGTTTCCCGGCACTTGCGATAGTCAGCGAGAGCGTCAAGCCCGAGTTGGTTGACAGAGATGCTGAACCCGTTTTCGGCAGGTACCCACCTGGCATCACACAGGCGGCGAACCCGCACGATGTCATGCCATCCACCAGCGCCCAGATTGTAGCCCATGCAGACCCCCCGCGCGTGATCGTACATGGCTGACCCGCTGGACAGCAGCGCCTGCATGGCTTCCCCTTCGGGATCGGTAAGCGCGTCGGGGTTCCAGTATGCCCCGCCATTGTCTGCCATGGCGTCAAGGGCGCGGGTGATATGCTGCGGGTGACCCTCAAATTCCCGGAATGACAGCCCGCGTTTTTCCCGTTCCGCCATGTCAATGCGCGCTTGTGCCTCTAGCGCTTCCCGTGCTGCCCGCTGATCGGGGTTCTTTGTGTTGTAGTAGTCCATGTGCATCTCTTTCAACTTGCTTCTGTACGGGGCTATTTGGCGGCTCTACGTCGATTTAGGTAAAAATGAAAAGCAAGCAACACCGGGATCAAGATGCAGTACATCAGGATAACCGGCGCATCGCTTGGCGTAACAGCCACTGTTAGGCCCGGATTAGCCACTGTTAGCACACTTTCCAGCGACGTCAACGCTTCTTCCAGATCGGTTAGCCTGGATTGCAGGATGTCCAGTTGGCTAACCATGCGATCCATCGCTTGCTCTGCTTCTGTAGCGGGGGTCATATCTCAAGGCTCAAATCGCCGTAGCTCCCCAAGTGAAGCTCACTGACTGTCAACGAAAGCAAGTAACCTTCTGATATCATCCGTGCGATGAATTTTTCGTGCTTATCTAGTCGCCATCCTTCTGGCTTTGCTGCCTGTGCGTTTACATCATTCTTGATGGATTCAATCAATGAGCTTGTGATATCTTTAAGCGCAACATAGTGCCCATTGTAACCGTAGTCAGAGTATTCTCCGCTGCTGAAAAAAAGCAGATGCCCCGCCATGATTTTTTGTTCTTTACTTTCCATCACAGCACCTCGCGGACGAGGAATGCGTCAGGGTGTTCGTCCGAACAATGAACCGGGGCGCCCCAGCTGTTCACTCGCACCCAATACTCGCGCGGTTCGCGGTGTTCGCGCACGACGCGGAAAGCGCAGATAGTAGTGTCGCTCCAATACGGCAGGCAAAAAGACTCAATGGCTTCTGTTTCGACCCCATTAATAGACCATTTGGCCGTCACCACCGTCTTGGGATGCACCGGGCATTCGCCGCCGTTCCAGCCGTGCCATTTGCCATCGTTGTAGTTGGTCATCACAGCAACCCCGCAGCTTGCAGTGCCTTGGTGGCAATCAGCAGTTCCGGGTAACCGAACGCTGCAAGCCAATGAACAGCCGAAAGAAGACGAGACGCCAAGGCAAGCCCGCACACGCCCAAAGCTATAGCGGCCATCGCGCCGAAAACTCGTGCAAAGTCAGGATCATTGTGATCCGCAGAAATGCGCCAGATCTTCACATACGCCACTGTGATAGCGATCAGCGCAACAACGCCCATCACGCCGAATACAAGCGATTGCACGGCTTGCACCTGATAGGCCAGCAGCGCCAGATCCACGGCATCCGGGCCGTAATCCTTCACCGCCGCCTCCATCGCGCCAGCCACGCGGGCGGCAATGTCTCCGATGGTGTCGGTTGCGATTGCTTCGATTTTGTCCGTCATTCTCTCTCTCCGTTGCTATCCGCGCGGCGTCGTTCCGCTGCGGCGATAAGGGCGTGGGCGGCGGGGGTCATTCGGCGGCGTCCCATGCTGCGAGGGCCTCGGAAACATCAAGGTCAATCTCTTCAAGCTGAAACCTGTCAGAAAACCCTTTCAACTGCCGCAACAACTGAATGCTCCGCAGCGCCTCCGCCAGCTTCTCCGCCGCGATGACACGGCGGGCGAGGGTCTTTGATGCAGCGAGAAGGCGGGCGTTAGCGAGTGTCGATTTGCACACGAAAGCCATGCCGTCAGTAGCCCAAGCATTTTTGTCATAGGTACGTACGCCATTGCGAGATGCCATCCACTCCCCCGGCGTCACCTCCGCCAGCAGCTTTTCCAGATCGGCCCCGGTCATTCCGTCACCTCCTCGGAAACCAGATCCATGAGAACATGCGCCATGAACGCGGCGGCGACGGCTTCGGCCTGCGCAAGCGGCATGAA